GTTGAGCGCTTCGGCAATCCCTCGTGCTATTGCCTGCGCCCGGTCCTGGCTAATCTTCTCTGTTGCCGCGGAAAGATCTGCGCTATAAACGCGGAGGGGGCCTACGTGCCTCCTCGCAGGTAGGAGCTTAACAGCTTCACCTGTCAGTCCGGGAGCGAACCAGGGATGACGTGCCAGATAGGATACAGTTTCGTGGCTCAGGGCTCGCCCAAAGTGTGTGGCCGTTGCTTCGTGCACGGTTGCGACGCGCACTTTGCCGACCTCTTGAATTGCCACTGGCTTGAAGCGACGCCGAAGCAGGTCCGATGTTCCTTGTCGGGCCCGGTTGGCTAAGTACTTCTCGCAGAAGTGGTATAGTTCTTGGGCGGTTGGCCTTGGGTGAGCCTCTCTTCCAAGGTTGTCCCACGCACGTCTCGCGTAGCTATCGAGCAATTCCTTCCGAGTTCCTCCGTTCTTCTCCAGTGTAGCGTAGCTTGCCTTCGAAGCTGGTGCGGGTGCCGCCGGGGAGTCATCCTCGGTTGGGTAAAACCCTAGCTCTTGGGCAAGTGAAGCGTTGATAGGCGCGCGCGGCCTCTCCTTCAGAGTCCTGAACAGCCGATCCGCGAAGAGCTCGAGGTTCGCGAGTTCTTCAAGGGAAGCCTTGACTGGTCGTTTGGTCCAGTCTGCGACTTTCTTGTCGATTTCCTTCTGGAAAGTGTGAGACATTTTCCAGGGGACGGCTCGTGCCAGTGAGGAAGCTGCAAAGCGCCTAATCAAGGACGACGTACGGGGCGGTGTGACAAATGCTCTCATGTGGGGATCTGGGTGCGGAGGGGGGACTTTCGAGTCCCCTCCTACGTATCCCATGTTCTCTAGCGCATCCTTGCGCCACAGGTGAGCCACCGCTTTGATGAATCCGAGTCCCTGATGGAGAATTGTTGAGAGGAACTTCAAGAAGCCGACGAAGCGACGGGCATCCTCTGGACCCTGCAACTTGTTACGGAAGCGGCCGTGAGTAAGCTCATAGCTCGACTTCAGTTGCGGGAGTGCATGGAGGATGTCCTTTGCGCGCTGACGATACATTGGTTGCGCGTGTACGCCAGCTCGTCGCCGGAAGATTCGCTCGAAGCTACCTCGTAGCTTGCGGAGTTTGTGAACCCTGTCAGACTGTTTCCCTCGTAAATCCTTCGCCGTCGCGGCTCGCTGTATTGCAGCGATCCCGCGAGCCACACCACTGCTCGG